TAAACAAATGGACTTGGATACCAGATGAAATGCTTATTCCAAAGTTAAGAAATTCTTTTTATAACTTTGACTACATCCAGGTCGCAACCAATCATGTAGAAGAATGGTTTCTACGTGAAAAGAACGTGGATATTACTAAAGAAACAATCGATGGAGAACACTTCGGAGAAGACATCCATAAGATTATTGCCTTAGAATATCTGCCACAACAATTTGAAAGGAAATCAAATGTCCAACAGAGCTAAAATGATAGAAGCACTCAAGAGCCATGCACAAGGACACATCGACAAACATAAAATGAATGTTGAAGTGTACCTAAATAATAGTGTAGGGATTGGCGAGCATCCGGACGTATTAGAAGCAATCGAAAAAGAATTAGCCGTTATTGCTCAGTACATGGATGAATTGGAAGTATTGAACAGATACTTTTCAGAATAAACTTGACAAAAAACCTAAATAAGTGTATACTATAAACAAGTACAGGCAATCCACTGCCTTAACATCGGAGAAGAGAATTGAAGAAAAGTAAAGAAATAATACAGAGGTTACAAGACTCAGGAGATAGATTCTGGGCTGGTGACAACATATCACAGCATCTACAACCGGGCGACAAAGATGCACTAATCGAAGAACTTACACCAAAGTTTGAAGAAGTGTTAGACAGCTTGGTTATAGATCGTTTTAATGATCCTAACAGTATGGACACTGGTAGACGTCTTGCAAAGATGTATATCAATGAACTTATGCAAGGACGTTATAACCCAATGCCTAATGCAACTGCATTTCCGAACCATGTAGAAGATGGTTATAAGGGTATGCTTGTTGTAAGAAGCGAAATTAAAAGTATGTGTTCACATCATCACCAACCAGTGAGTGGTGTTGCATACATTGGTATTATTGCCGCGGAAACACTTATTGGACTTTCTAAGTATACACGTATTGCTCAATGGTGTGCAAGAAGAGGTACACTACAAGAAGAACTTAATAATGTTATTGCTAATGAGATTGGTAAGGCAACTAACAGTCCTAACGTAGGTGTTTACATTCAAGCAACACATGGTTGTTGTGAGAACAGAGGTATTATGGCAAGAAGTAGTTTAACACAAACTACAGTCTTACGTGGTGCATTTGAAAAAGACATGGGTACTAAAAAAGAGTTTATGGATAACATCAAATTACAACAGGAGTTTGCACGTGATTAGAGAATGGATTGTATCAGGTTGGAATGGTATTATGGATCATAGAGTTAATCCATTAAGACATATCCCAGACTTACAGGTGCGTCATATGATGATGCAGATACTAGCATTTATGTGGTCAAGTATTTTTGCAATTTTAATTGTTGATAGTGTTTGGGCATTTGGCATTAGTGCTATTGCTCATATGCTTTTCGTTGCAGGAGTTGTTATTACTGTTGCAACATTTAAAGTTGTTGAAAGTAATCCAAACGCCTTTAACTTTGTTAAAGGTTATCACTCATATGGCAGAGGCAGAGGTCATGTTATTATGAGAGATAAAAATGGTCTTCCTTATAAAGTAGATTTACCTAAAGGAGATCCAGGAGGAGAACATGAGTAAAATTAGTATAGCAAACAAAGACCCAGGTGATAATCACTTTAGTGTAAGCCTTGTTAAAAGTATATTCCGAATGGTAGCCTGTGGCTGTTTAGTCTACGGCGGATATATGTTAGAAGCATGGGGCTGGCCTTTTATGGCCGCAGGAGCCATCTTGTTTATTGCAGAGGTCTTAGGAATAATAGAGGAGATAGTTTAATGAAGGAAGGTCCAATGAAACAACATATCGATAGAGATACTGACGGCGTGATCAAACAAGAATTCATTACGTATCGTAAGAAAGATGGTATGCTTATAAAAGAATCTACTATTAGAACTTTTAGAGGAACAGACGGTGACTATAACGATAGTTACTACCATGAACCATTAGTTAAAATAAGTGAATAGAAATGGCAGAGAAGAAATATTATTACAGTGAAATATTTCATTCAATCCAGGGTGAAGGACATTATACAGGTGTGCCTACTGCTTGGATACGTTTCTTCTTGTGCAATCTACAATGTAGTGGCTTTGGACAAGTAGATCCTACAAATCCTGACACATATGATCTTCCGTTTTTAGATTATGATGTAAGCCAAGTAAAAAGAGTTGAAGACTTACCTGTTTGGGAAAAAGGTTGTGATTCTAGTTATACTTGGGCTAAGAAGTATAAACACTTGATGGGTCAAGAAACTCCTGATTCTTTAGCAAACAAGATTGTTGATATACTAAAGACAGAGTCGAACCCAGAAGGCAAGTTCTTACATCCTATGAGTAAGCAAAGACAACACTTATGCTTTACAGGTGGTGAGCCTTTAATGATTACTGGACAACAGGCAAGTGTTGGTATATATGAAGAATTATTAAAACAAGGTAATTTACCAGAGTCAATGACTTTTGAAACTAACGGTACACAAAAGTTAAGAGAGCCTTTTAAAGAATGGGCTACAGGAATTGATCAAGAAGTATTCTTTAGTTGTAGTCCTAAACTGTTTACAGTATCAGGTGAACAAACTAAGAAAGCTATTATTCCAGAAGTAGTTGGAGAATATTATCAAGTTTCTAACAAAGGACAATTAAAGTTTGTTGTAGGTAGTGAACAAAGACAATGGGACGAGATGGACGAAGCTATAGAGAAATTTAGATCAGCAGGTTGTAATTGGCCTGTATGGATCATGCCCGTTGGGGCTAGAGAAGAAGAGCAAACTGCGACAGCAGGTGACGTTGCTAAACTGGCATTTCAAAGAGGTTATAACGTGGCGGCAAGAGTACACGTATACTTGTTTGGTAATGCGATAGGCACTTAGGAGGTGTTATTATGAAAATGTTAATAGCTATATTAGTTTTGTTTACTGCGGTGGCAGTTTACACAGACACAAAGGCGGCTGAATGGAATCAGAAGCCTGTTATGTGTGCGGATTGGGAAACAGTGAAACAGGGGTTGCTCAATAGAGGAGAGATACTTCGTTTTCAAGGAACACAGGCAACAAAGGTATATGGTGGTGAAGGACTATCAGATACTACTGCATTTATACCAATGTCAGTTTGGGTCAATCCAAAAACAAATTCGTATACAATACTAGAGTTTCATCCAAGTTATCAATCACATTGTATTCTTAGTTTTGGTAATGATTGGAGAATAGAAGGAGAAAACTTATGAAAGACTTTATAAACAAGGTCAAAGATAAGTTCGTTAAGAAAGGTCCAGTAGAAGAAACGTCTGAAGAGAAAAGACTACGTATTTTACAGGAAGAAAAGAAACAAGCAACAAAGGATAAAAAGCCTTGGGTTGCAGTTTTGAATACCCATGTTAATCCAAAGGATATCAAAAACGGATTCTTTGAATTGGATTGGAATAACGAATTTATTGAACAACTACTAGACGCAGGATACTCTGGAGAAACAAACGAGCAGATTGTTGATGCATGGTTTAAGACTATTGCAAGAAACATTTTGGAAGAACAAGGTTTGGATCCTAAGAGAGATGCTGGTCATATAAAGATCAATAAACGTAAAGATGGCAAGACAGAAGTTTCTTGACAACGTGTTAATTTTGTGCTATAATTTAAACATAATAGAAAATTAAATAGGTAATAAAATGAAATATGTTCTTATAGATACTGCGAATACTTTCTTTAGAGCTCGCCATGTAGTACGAGGCGAATTGGACATAAAGGTAGGTATGGCATTTCATATTACGTTCAATAGTATTAAAAAGGCATGGCAAGACTTTGATGGCAGTCATGTTGTGTTCTGTTTAGAAGGCAGAAGCTGGCGTAAGGATTTTTATGAGCCTTACAAACGTAACAGAAAAGAAAGTAGAGATGCACTAACAGAAGCACAGGCAGAAGAAGAAAAAGTGTTCTGGGAAACATTTGATAACTTTAAAAACTTTGTTACAGAAAAGACTAACTGTACTGTACTGCAACACAATGAACTAGAAGCAGATGATCTTATTGCAGGTTGGGTACAAGCACACCCAGATGACGAACACGTTATTATCAGCACAGACGGAGACTTTGCACAACTTATTAGCCCTAAGGTTACACAGTATAACGGTGTTAGCAATACAACTATTACACACGAAGGTTACTTTGATGACAAGGGTAAGAAGATTATAGATAAGAAAACTAAAGCAGAAAAACTTGCACCTAACCCTGAGTGGTTACTGTTTGAAAAGTGTATGAGAGGCGACACTAGTGACAACGTGTTTAGTGCTTATCCTGGTGTAAGAGTAAAAGGCACTAAGAACAAAGTAGGCTTACAAGAAGCATTTGCAGATAAAAGCAATAAAGGCTATGCTTGGAATAACTTAATGTTACAACGTTGGGTTGATCATGAAGGTGTAGAACATAGAGTATTAGATGATTATAATCGTAATGTAATACTATGTGATCTTACTGCACAACCTGAGAACATTAAAGAGAAAATTACAACAACTATTCAAGAGAATGCACAACCTAAGAACATTAAACAAGTAGGTTTGCGTCTTATGAAGTTCTGTGCATTGTATGATATGCAAAGAATAACTGATAATGCTCAGGCTTACGCCGAACCATTACAAGCGAGGTATCCTGTACTATGACACATTTAAAAGCAAATGAAATATTAAAAAATAAATTTTGGATCATCGAGGACACTGATAGTAAAACTAAAGTTGGTACTCTATCCAAAGACAACGATAATAGATATATGTATAGTTGCGATACTGGTTCTTATTTCTATGATAATAAAAATGCAGTAGAAAACACATTAGGTAATATACTATGGACAAAAGGTAGTATATCAGATAAGGTATCACCAAGCAAAGAGATCTATAACTTGCCTACATCAACTACTCCATATAATACTATGTACGATATTAAACGTAAATTTGGTCTGTTTACTAAAAGTAAAAAGTCTAAGAGTTTGTATTGTGCAGGTTAT